GTGACGGGCCACGCGTGAAGCGGGGGGGGTGTTAGAATACTGGTTACCGGGGGGATATGGGCCGTTTTCATCGTGCGCTGGAACGGCGGGTGGGGGATGGGTGCTTGTTTGCCTCGATATAGGCGGCGATGTCCGAGCAGATTGCGATGAACTCGGCGTGAGTCTTGTCTCGCTTCACCCGGTTGGCGTCAGGTGTCACCCAGTGTAGGTTGGATGCATCGTTAGTACCACCCCGAGACACCGGAGTCTTGTGATCTACCTGAGCAGTCCTGTCTAACTTGACGCCAGTGTATGCGCATCGGCCTCGCTGGTTATACCAGGCACGAGACAGGACAGCGCATAGTTCTACGGCCTCGTCGTTATCATTAAGCCTGATAGCGTGATGAGCTGCACGTATGAAGAAGAACCGGCGCTTGTTATACTTCTTGTTCGATACCTCTTTGATAAGCCTCCACTTGTCTGGGTTATCTTTGCGGTACTTAGCGTTCCTCAGTAGCTTCTCCTGCTTGTTGGCGTAGTATCGGGCCTTGGCCTTCTCACGCATCTTGGCACGATTGGCTTCAAGGTTCGCATAGTAAGACTTGAGCGCCTTTGAGCGTTCTTCGGTAGGTACACGTTGGATTCCCATAGTAGGTTTAATAGGTTCTACTTATGCCCTCTTTGGAATTACTTTATGCTTATCTCGTCTGGCATTACAGTGCGGGAACATTCCGACCGCATCGGAGTTCACGGCGCGTTGGATTTCCTTGGCTCGGCTACGCATCCAGAAGTGAGAGCGTCCATACATCTTCCCGATCGTGCGGGAGTCCAGGCATCCGGGCAGGGACAGCGCCCACCTCACGGTTTCCACGTGCCTGCGAAACGCAAAATTATCCGTCGCGGCCAGCGCGTCGATGAAGCCCTTAAGCATCACGCCGACATGATCGCGAGAGATGAACGCCTCTGTCTCCTTGCGTAGGTTTTCACCATCACGCGTCGACCATGCCGGATGATTAGCATCGACCGAGAAGACGTGCCGAGGCTGACTCATTTCGCGGTAAGGCAGCACGCCGTTCTCGCGCATCTTCTCCTGGACCTTCTTCGGCTGAGAGAAAAACCAAGCGTCAAAGCTCTTCGCGTCCTTCGCAGGAGCAGAGAGGTCGTTGATGCTGGCCTTGGTCACGGCTATGTATTGGAAAGCATCTTACCCAGCGGGCAATGAGCAAAAGTAACGCTCAGATGTTCTGGGAAAGGTTGCGGTAAGCCATGCGATCGTCGTCGTAACGGACGAGGCCTTGGCGGATTAGCCTAGCCAGGACTGACTGAGGCTTGGTGTCGCTGAACTGATCCATGGACTTGGTGATGCCGGTCATCAGCTGCTCCTTGGTCAGATATGAATCTCGGTTGCCTAGCCAGTTAGCCCACCAGTGTTTATTCCTGGTTGCCTTGTCTCGCATGGCCTTGGCTCCGGCCTTGGAGCGTTTGACCATGCGTTCGCGGTCAGTCTCCCAGAGTTTCTTCATGCGCAGGCGGAACGCGATCTGGCGTCCGACGTTAGGGTTTGGGTTTCTCATTGGGTTGGGTGGTAGGTGTATCTTGCATCGTGGGTGAGGGCCGCCCTGCCGTAAGGCTAAGGGCTAGGCATCTCACTGTTCTACGGCTTATCCCGAAGGGATAGCCTAGAACCATGCATTGTTCAAAGGTTTGTTCGAAGGGTTGTGTTAGGGTTTGTGAGAGGTTAGCCAGAAGTCAAACGAGGAAGGCGTTTAAAAGCCTTTTGGTCTAGGATGGCTATGAGGATACCAACCAACCAGCCTTAACGCCTAGGAGAGGCCTTGGCGGGTCTGGAATCGGTATCTGCGTCAGTAGGTTGGGAGGGGGGCTGGCTGTATTCCCAGCGGATGACCCCCTTCTCGGCGGCATGGCGAATGTGAATCTCGCCCTTGAACTGCCCCTCGGAGTCTCGGAGGCCGGCACGGCCACGGCGCTTGGTCAGGCCGAACTTGTAGATCGGCTCGTCGCCCTGGCATCGGAAGAGGACGGCGACCTCGCGAAAGTAGTTCGTGAACTCGGACGACCCGAGGCCAGCGTAGGCTAGGTCGGCGACGGTGTGGCCTTCCTTGTCAGACGCGGCCTTGGGCTTGCCGGTGTGGTGCATGGCCACGAGCACGGCGCCTGTCTCGAGCAGGATCGGGGCGAGGTCATGGCGCAGGAACTTGGAAGCCTGCTCCTGGTCGGAGACGTCTATGCCGGCGAAGGAGAGCAGCGGGTCGACGAACACGATGTCAGCCCGGTGTTCGCGGACTAGGTCGGCAAGGGCGGCGGTGAAGGCCGTGCCTGTGCTGACGGTGTCGCGGAAGATGGCTAGGGACTCCCGCAGCTGGTCACGCTCTTGGCTGTCGAGGTAGGCACCTGCCACGACGTCCTGCAAAGCCTCGGACACGTCGCCCGCGTCATTCTCGGCCTGTAGGATGATGGCCCGCAGGGGTCGGGCTGGCTTGATGCCGAAGAAGTCACGACCCAATGCCCAATGGACGGCGGCCTGCATCATCAGGGACGACTTGCCCGTGCCGGACTGGCCGAAGATCAGGAGGGAGCCGCCCCTGCAAAGCCAGCGGTTGCCGAGGACGGTGTTCGGGTCGTCCTTGCGGTCGAAGGCCATGAGGTCGTCGAAGGCCATGCGCTTCGGCCCGTGCTTGACCTTGGAGCCCTTGCGCTTGTCGGCGAGTCGAGCATAATGGTCGAGCAGGGTGTCCGGGTCGGTGGCAGACGCGGCGGCGGCAGTGGCGGCACGCAGCAGGGCGGCATCGGCGATGAGCTCGACGTGCTCGGGTCGGTATGTGCCTGACCCTGCGTCGCTGACCAGGAGCGAGACGGCGGACGCGTCGATGGGCGAACGCATGGCCCGCAGTTTCTGGCTAACGGTCAGTTCGTCACCGGGCGTGCCGTCTACCTCAAGAGAAAGGATCGCGGCGGCGATGTCTTGAGGTCGGCGGGGAAAGGGAGCGCGTCACGGAGGAGGACGCCGAGGAGGTGGCGTTCCGCCGGCACGTTGTTCGGAGGAGTCATGGAAGAGAGGGTTGGGGTTTGGGGGCGTGGGTGCCCTTGGTCAAGATGCTTTGCGTAGGAGGCGGTCGAGGTCGGCCTTGCGGTAATGGCGGCTGAGTCTCGGGATGCGGAACAGGCGGAAGGGGATGCCTGCGTCGTCGATGCGATACTGGATGCCTCGGACGGTGCGTCGGTTGTGCCGGGCGTAGGCGGCAAGCGTGACCCAGCCTTCGGGGGCGACAGGCTTCTCCAGCTCGACGGCCTTGGCGTGGGCATCCGCCCAGGAGCGGAACTTCGGCGACAGGCGGAAGATGAAACGCACGCTCGAGAGTTTGCGGTACTCGACGAAGCCAGCACGGATCATGCGCTCAAGGGGAAGGCGAGCCCCGGACATTGTCTTCAAGCCGAGCAGCGGGACGATGTCGCGGGTGCGCAGCCAGCCTTCGGGCACGGCGTAGACCTTCTCTTCCCGCAAAGCCTCGATGAGTCGGGCAGGGTCGAAGCGCTTCATTTGCTCTTCGGGGTGAATACCTTGAGGTCAGAGGTCCAGACCCAGCGGGAGCCGACGCGGTGGACGAGCCAGACCTTCCAGTCATTGCCGTCGACCCAGCCTGCGGCGAAGCCTGAGCCCCAGCGGGAGGTGGCTAGGCGATGCGACGCGTAGGCCATAGCGTCCTTCTGGCAGAGACAGCCGGCAGAGAAAGCCGCCCCGCCTTGGTGCTTGGTCAGATTGACTTGGGACAGGGTGTGCGTGTGTCCGTGGATCAGAGCGCCGCCTCGGTCGGCGTAGTGCTTCCCCTGCTCTGCCGTGGCCCGCTCCGAGTGGGCATAGCCGTGAATGAAGGCCACAGGGCCTAGGCGGTAGACACCCTTCTCGGCGTGGTAGGGCAGGATGGTCTTGGCCCCGCAGCTCTTCGCGGCGGTCTTGATGCGGGCCTCGAGGTCGGCGCAGTAGTCGCGTACCAGGGCGGAGCCGGAGGTATGCTGGAGGGCGGTCGCCCGGTGTTCGTGGTTGCCCATCAGGTAGACGGTGGGCTTCGTTCGCTCAAGGAACTCCTCCCCGCCGGCGATGTCAGCCGACAGGGACTCAGCGCCTTCGGCATCGTTGCCCACGCCACGGCGCAAGGATCGGAAGTCGAAGCAGTCGCCGAGGTGGACGCGGACGGTCGGCTTGTAGTCCTTGATGAACTCGACGAGGGCCTCGACGGCGTTCTCGTCGGCCATGTCGCCGTGGTTATCGCCGAAGGCAACGAAGCGGGTCGGGGTGCTCATTTGGTGGGTGGGTTAGGAAGGGGCATCCAGTGGGTCGGACCGTTTCTGACCAGTGAGCGACATACTGTTTCCCGTCCTCGAATAGCAGGACATCGGTACCATCCTTCGGGGCTGTCTCGATAGGTTTCCAGTCGCTCATTTGGTGGAGACGTAAGGGATGGGCTTGCCGGCATCGAAGGCCGCGAGCATTTCGTCACGGCGCTTGCGGGCGATGGTCAGGTCGCCGCCGATGTTCTCGACGATGTCCTTGCCGCGACGACGCAGGCGGAACCACCAGCAGGAGCCGAGACGCTGGAGGTGGTGGTTCGGGTTGTCCTTCACGTTGCGCTCGGACTTCTTGTGGCCTCGGCAGACCGTGAACTTCGGGCAGGAGGCGAGGAAGGCCATGCGGTCGGGGGCGATGCCGATACGCAGGCCCCACTGGATGGTTTCGCGGGTCAGAGTCTCCATGACTTGGCGAGGTTGCGTCCTTCGGACATGATCTGGTTGCGGGCGTTCGGCTTGAAGATGTACTCCTGGTCGAACAGGTGGGCGGCGCGTATCTCGGCGATGCTGTCTAACTCTTCATCATTGGCCGGGCCGATGCCAGCGGTGGAGACGTAGACCGTGCGGACCTTCCAGCCTTTCTCCCAGAGGATGTCCTGGCAGACGCGCAGCTCGTTGATGTAGCGCCAATCGGAGCAGACGACCGTCTCGGGGGAGGGCTGGTCGACGTGCTTCATCACCGGGCACCAGTTGGCGAAGTGGCGGGCGAAGACGTCCCGA